GTTGAGGATGCTTATGATCTTGATCGTGAAGTCCTAGCCGCAGTAATCAGTGCCGCTGCATTCAAGTTGGATTGGGTTGATTCAGTAATCGAAGATGAGGAAGTCAAGCTTTCTGTTTCTCTAAAAGACAATGTTCTATCTATGAAACATCTTGTTGATGAATTGTTCAATCGTGTTAATGGTATGCGTTTAGCTGAACCAGAAGTAGCTGAAGGCGTGGAAGTTCTTGAAAGCAAGATCAATATTCAAGAAGAAATCACTGACGAAGACTTAGATTTACTAGAAGAATACATTTCTGAATTGTCAGAAAGTAATCAGAAAAAAGCTAAGGAACTTGCAAAGACAGAGCAAGGTATCAAAAAGCTTCTAGATTTCGTCAAGAAACAAGAGGAAGATGACGAATGAAACTTATAACCGAATTATCTGAAGACTATCAGGTTATTGAAGAGGCTAATGAAGAGGGGGCTCCAAAGTCTCTATTCATTAATGGCATTTTCATGCAGGCTAATATTAAGAATAGAAATGGTAGAGTATATCCTTCCAGTATTCTTGAAAGAGAAGTCAATCGTTACATTAAAACGCATGTAAACGAAAACAGAGCTACTGGAGAACTTGGCCATCCGCAAGGCCCAAAAATAAATGAAGATAGAATATCTCACTTGATCACAGAGTTGAAAAAGGATGGTTCCAATATCATTGGTAAAGCCAAGATACTTTCTACACCTATGGGTAATATTGCCAAAGCACTCATTACTGATGGTGTAAAGATTGGTGTTTCTTCACGTGGTATTGGTTCACTAAAGGAAAGAAATGGTATTAACGAAGTTCAAGATGACTTTTACTTGGCAACTGTTGATATTGTTTCCGATCCTTCCGCTCCTGACTCGTTCGTTAACGGCATCATGGAAAATGTAGACTTCTGGTATGATCCTTCAATGGGAACATGGGTTGCTACAAAACAGCAAGAGGTTGCCGAGCATGTTGAAGAGACTAAGAAAGAAATGAAGAAGATGACAACTAGACAAATACTTGAAAAGAAAGTTCTCTTTTTCGAAAATTACTTGCAAAGATTGGCAAAAGATAAATAACTTATAGAATTACTGTAAAATATAAATAATTATAGGTATTCAAAGGAGATTAACAAAATGACAAAGAAGAACTTAATTGAAAATGAAGATTTCCTAGATCAGGACGATCTAGATGAAGCTTCTGATACTTCTAAGGAAGAAAAACACAATAAAGGTACTATCAAGTCTACTACAAAGAACAAGCAAAAAGCTGATCATGTAGATGCTGATGAAGTACAGGAAGACACAGACGAGGATGAAGACGAACTAGAGGAAGCTTATACTTCTAGAACTGATCTGATTTCCAAGATGGTTTCTTATGCTTCCAAGCTACCCAAAGATCATCTTGCACAATCTGTAGAACGTATTATTCATTCTGCCGAAGAAATCGCTGCAAAGAATAAAGCAGAGACCAAGGGCGATGATGATTCCGCAAGTAACAAAGCAACAATCAAGTCAGGCGGAAAGCCTGCCGAGCCTATGCAAAAGCTTTCTATGCGTGAAGATATCGAAGCAATCTTTGGTTCTGAAGAACTATCGGAAGACTTCAAGGATCGTACCGAAGCACTTTTTGAAGCTGCTGTCCAGACACGTTTCAATGTTGCCCGTGTAGAACTTGAAGAAGAATTCGATAACAAGCTTTCGGAAGTCAAAGAAGAGTATAATCAGGCTCTTGAAGAAGCTACAGAAGTAATGTTTGAGGAAACCGAAAAGAACGTTGATGATTACCTTACTTATGCGATTAAAGAATGGATTGCTGAAAACGAAGTAAGTATTCGTAACAATCTCAAAGTAGAAGTTACAGAGTCGTTCCTACAGGGTCTTAAGGGTCTGTTTTCAGAACACTATGTAGAAATTCCAGATGATAAGCTAGACGTTGTAGAATCACTATCAGAACGTGTAGAAGAACTGGAAAATTCATTGAATGAACAGACTGAGCGCAACATTCAGTTGACTAAGGACATTCAAGAACAGGAAGTTGCAATGATTACTTCCGAATTGACAGAAGGCATGACTGATACCGAAAAGGAAAAGTTTGTAGACCTTGTTGAAAACATCAGTTACTCGAATACTGAAGAATTCAAGAAGAAGGCAGGCTACATCCTCGAAAGTCATGTAAAGACTGAAAAAGCACCTAAGATGCTTTCGGAAGAAAGTGATCTTGATGAGGAAGTCGAAGATATTCAGGAAAGCGAAGAAAAGAAGTTCGTTGACCCTAGAATGAAAAGTTATGCGCAAGCACTAAAGTTTACTGCTAGACGCTAAAAAATTGGTTTTAATAAATAATAATAGAAAACCCATAAAGGAGACAAATAAATGTTAAAACAAGATGAACTTCTTACAAAGTGGAAAGATATCCTAGAACACGAGGATGTTCCTAGTATTCAGGATAAGCATCGTAGATATGTTACTGCTGCTCTTCTAGAGAACACAGAACAGTCTTTCCATAATGGAGAACAAGCACCCGGCATTCTATCGGAAGCACCAACTAACAGTGCAGGTACCGGTGGTTATGGTGGTTCGGCTTCCAATCCAGTTGCAGGTTATGACCCTGTTCTTATCTCACTAATTCGTCGTGCAGCACCTAACCTAGTTGCATATGACATTGCAGGCGTCCAGCCAATGACCGGTCCTACTGGCCTGATCTTTGCTATGCGTGCAAACTATGCTAATCAGGAAGGCACAGAAGCTTTCTACGATGAAGCCAATACTGACTTCGCCGCTCGTAACAGTGCCGGTGATCCTGCTTCCAACACCGAGCTTATGGGTGGTGGACAAGTTGGTTCCAATGTTTCTTCTAATCTAGAAACCTATAACTATGCTAAGGCAATGGAAACTGCATTTGCTGAAGCACTAGGTGGATCAAATACTGATAACCAGTTCGCAGAAATGGCATTCAGCATTGATAAGGTTCCTGTTGTTGCCCGTTCACGTGCTCTAAAGGCTGAATACTCAACCGAACTAGCACAAGACCTAAGAGCAATTCATGGTCTGGACGCTGAAACAGAGCTTTCCAACATCTTGCAGACAGAGATTCTTTCTGAAATTAACCGTGAGGTTATCAGAACAATCAATATCACTGCAACCGTAGGTGCGCAGACTGGTACCACAACTGCTGGTACTTTCGATCTAGACACCGACTCAAACGGGCGTTGGTCAGTTGAAAAGTTCAAGGGTCTAATGTTCTTCATCGAACGTGAAGCTAACGCAATTGCAAAAGCTACTCGTAGAGGTAAGGGTAATATCATTCTTTGTTCATCAGACGTTGCATCAGCACTACATATGGCAGGCACTCTAGACTACACTCCTGCACTTAACCAGAATAACAACCTAAACGTTGATGACACTGGTAACACATTTGCTGGTATTCTGAATGGTCGTTATAGAGTATACATCGATCCATATTCTGGTTCTGATTACCTAACAGTAGGTTATAAGGGCGCATCAGCATTCGATGCTGGCCTATTCTACTGCCCATATGTGCCACTACAAATGGTACGTGCAACAGGTGAAAATAGTTTTCAACCAAAAATCGGTTTCAAAACAAGATATGGCATGGTTGCCAACCCATTCTCTAAGGGTGCAACACGTTCAGATGGTTCACTAGAAGCTAATGCCAACGTATTTTACAGAAAGGCGCTTGTATCTAACTTGATGTAGAATCTACAGGCATAAATATACTTAAAAGGGCCGTTTTTGGCCCTTTTTTGTGGCTCTTTATTACACCAAATTGAAAACGAAAGAACAACGATAATGAAATACACTATTTATAAATTGATTTCTCCATCAGGAAAATGTTACGTAGGATACACTAAACACAATATTGAAACCAGATTTAAACAACACGTTACTTACTATAAAAGATGGGTTAGAGACAAAGAACGAAAGAAATCAACAAAATTATATTATGCCTTTGACACTTATCATCCTGATACTTGGATAAAGGAAGTAATATATCAAACTGATTCTTATGATGATGCCATGCTAAAAGAAAATGAATACATAAATCAATACAATTCTATTGAAGAAGGGTATAATACTATTCCGGGTGGTTTTGGTGGAAAAGGCAAAAAGTTGTCTGATGAACATCGAAGAAATATATCTTTAGGACGCAAGAAATATTATGAAACTGATAGAGGCAAAGAAGACTTAAAGAATAAAAGTCAGTTCTTAAAAGAGAATAATCCTAGCAAAAAAGGTCGTAAGGGCTGGAATAAAGGTATGAAATGCGAAAAAATATCAGAAGCATTAAGGGGAAGAAAGCACACTGAAGAACAAAAAATAAATCAGTCTGCAAGAGTAAAGAAAATGTGGGAAGAAGGTGTTTTTGATAACAGACCAAAACCCACCAAAGAACAAAAAACTAAAATAGCAGAGTCTCGCAAAGGTAAAAAACAAACAGACAAACAGAAACAA